ATGTCAGCGCTGTATTTGTTGCCCATTGAAATAACGGCAAATCGCGCACAACAGCGCGCCGTGTGTTTGGCATGGCCGATCTCCGGACTTGGGCGAGAAAGTAGGATGAACGACACAATGACACGGTTTGGCAGGAGCGCAAATTGTAGCAACCCACCGAAATAAGCTGCGACAAGCTGACACAGCTAACTACAAGCTAACAAAAGCCGACATAAACTTATCCACCGTGTTTGAGACAATCCCGGCGGCATGGCCTTGACACGATTTAGCCCGACAAAATCGAGGGTTGTTTGGTCAACGCTGTTGCCATTTGCCCCCTCAGAGCACCGGTTTTCCCCACAACCGCAATATGCCGCAGTCAAAAATTTCGATCCTGGATCGCAATTTTCCGTTGACGCAAGACGTGGCAGCACCAAAAATACGCAAATAACCTGAAATAACTGCCGCGGGGGCAGGGATGCAAATCAACGCTAGCGAATTGGTTTTGCTGATTGACGTGCTAGCCATGGCCGCCAACCGCCACGCGGTCGCCCAAGCAAGCCCGCCCACGCGTTTTTTTGCCGACAACCTACTCCGATAGCCACCCACCCCGAATTTTTCGCTCCTAGGCCACGCCAGCCGTTTCCCGCCCTATGACCGCCGGTGAATTCATGGCTGCAAATCTCGAGGATCGCCGCGCCTTCGCCCGCGAGCTCCTGGCACAGTGGGAGCAAAACTATCGCAACCGCGCCCAGCGCGACATGGAGGCGGATCGCCGCGCTTTCCTGCGCGGTACCATCGATGCCCCCGGCCCGATCGATGAATATCTCGGTCGACAGTCGAGCACGAATAGGAGCGCATCGCCATGAGCGAAGTTGCAAAACGCGAAGTGACCGACCTCGCACTGGTCAAGCGCACGGTCGCCCCCGGCGCCACCGACGATCAACTCGCCTTGTTCCTGCATGATTGCCAACGCCGCGGCGTCCATCCGCTCGACAAGCTGATCGTATTCACCAACGCCGGCGGCAAATATACGCCCATCACCACGATCGACTACATGCGCTCCCGCGCCGCCGAGAGCGGCGAAATGGCCGGCAGTGACGATGCGGCATTCACCGGCGAAGGACCAACCAGCGCGACCGTCACCGTGTATCGCCTAACGAGTGGTGCCCGCTACGCCTATAGCGCGACGGCACGATTGAAGGAATATCGACGCAATACCCCGACATGGAATCACATGCCGCACACCATGCTCGCAAAATGCGCCGAAGCACTGGCATTGCGCAAAGCATTCCCGCATCAATTGGCCGGTTTGTATACGCGGGAAGAAATGCAGCAAGCCGGCGTCGAGGAGGAACCCGAGACAGAAAATTTAATGACGCCAAATAATACCGCCTTGTTCAATGAGCTCGACACTCAATTGGCCGCCGCGGCTGAAAAAGGCGTGAACGCCTTGGCCGAAGTATGGGGTGGACTCACACCGAAAGAACAAAACTTAATGGCGCCGGCCAAAGACAATCGCCACAAGCCTCGCGCCATGGAAGTAAGCGCTCTTGTGACCGGTGATCTGGTAGCGTCATCGGCCCCAGAGGGAGGCGGGATGGAAAGCGCCGCTGAACCGCTGCACGAAAGCGGAAACCATCCCGCCAACTCTGCTCGCCGCAAAGGGCCGAAGCAATGATCCGCTCGCGCAAAGAGCAGAAGGATTCACCCTTGCTTTTAACGACGATGGAAGCCGCGGCTCGACTGCGCGTCGGCCGCTCGAAAATGCAGGAGCTCATCCGTGACAAGCATGTACAGGCTTTCAAGATCGGCCGCGTGATGCGCGTCACAGTGAAATCAATCGATGGCTACATCGCAAAGCAGCTACGCCAGAATGCATAAAATCAAGCGTAAGGGTTGTGTGCGTTATGTCTCAGCATCAAGGACGTCAACACGTGTACGAAGCCGGCATCTATTGGATCATTCGCGAGCGCGCCGGAAACAATAATGGATGGCCGCCCCGCGATCTCAACGCGGTTTGCGGCTGGTCTGTCGTGCGCATGCTCGCCGCTCTAACCGGCCGTTCGCTGCGCGAAGTTGCAAGCGATGTCATCGAACATTCCTTACACATGGAGGGTAGAACACATGAGCACCACCGACATTACGAATAAAGCAGAAGCAGCCGTCGAGAAGGCTTTGCGCTTACAGCCGAAGCCGGATCAAACCTACAGCCCGAAAGATCGTCAATCGCTGTCCAATTTGATCCTCGAGCTCGAAGATCTGAATCGCGAAGCCGGCGAGCGCATCGCCAATGCCAAGCACGTGCTTACTCTCATTCTCGGCGGACTCAAATGATGGACAGCGATGCGCGCTTGACCGTGGCCAGCGCGCTCGCGCTGATGATCGTCGCAGTGATTAGCGCGCTTATCGTCTTCCTCGCTGCCGCCCGCGGCGGTGAACAAATGATCTGTCATTTACAACCAATGGATTCCGGCTGGCACTATCGCACGCGCATCCCGCCGCGCCCTGAAATCCGTTGCTGGTACCGGGGCGAGCGCATGAAGCCGCGGCGAGAGCTCTATTGGGCGGAGACACCGGCAATCCCGCCGATGACGATCACAGCGCCGCAACCCGCGTTTATTTTGCGATGGCGCGGTCATCCCGCCGGATGGGATCATAACGAATAATTGTGCGCGATATGACATTGCTCATTGTTGCCGTTGCTGAGATCGAAAATATCTGCGGACTTTAGAATAGGCCGGGAGGGATGACCCGATGAACGACGTAGAAGCGATGCAGGAAATAGTTAGAAAAGCATTTTGGAATGTACATTACCACGAGCGCGCGTTGCACAAGGCACACAAAAGTCTCGCGCAGTTAAAATCGTTTTTTGTCCGCTGCAATATTACGGTCACCGATGATGAACTAACGAAATTTAATGAACTGTACGATGAAGACGATTTGCATGATGGCGGCGTACCGCCCGATTTAATTGGAGCAGCGCTATTAGAATCTCGATTTCATAGCATTCAATGGCATGAAGTCGAATTAAAAAGGGCATACGAAGAACTCGCATGCGCAAAGGCACTTATGAATCGCGGAAACTTTACCAAGGCCGAAATTGATGTTGAAAAAATTGACAATGAACAACGCAAAAGAGCCTATGAAGATTAACGCGCAAACTGTCGAATTCGAATTGCGATGGAAAGGGCAGACACAGCGATGAAGTAGAGGCGCACTTCACTTCAATTTAACGGCATTGGCGCCCAATGTCATGGAGGGCAATATGACTGAATTAACTAGACCGACAACGCCACTCGACTTAGCTGAAATCGTCGAGATTCCGACCGTGGATTTCATCGCAATGGAACCGGCGCCGGGACATCGCGACTCAGAAGGTAGGGCACAAAAGGCCATGCATCTCAAAACTTTGGTGGATGAACATGGTGCTGTGGAAATTGCCGAATATCCCGATGCTACGGGGACGACTCGTCGCGTGCGGATGACCGGTAATACGCGTGCACAAGTTTGGAAATGCGGCTTGTCTGACAAAGTCCCAGAAAAAGTGCAAGCCCGCATTTATCGCATGAAGTCGGAAAAAGAAGTTCGTGAAAGAATGCTTCGCCATGACAGCCGCGAGCAATCATGGACCAGTGGAGATCATACGTATCGTGCCTTTGATATGACTTTTGGAAATGAATGGCGCCCGACGTCACGAGCATTGAAAACTGGCCGGTTCACGCAAGCGCTTCGCGTTGTGGATGCGATAACGAAATATGCGAAATGGTCTCCTGATCCAAAAATAAAGGTAGAAATGATTATGCCAGATTGGTCACGGGAACTAAAATTACTTGACCAATTGCTCGATCATCCCCTGGAAGCGCATATTCGAGAAAAAAGACCATTCACATGGGGTTTTCTCGCTGGATGTTTGCTTTTGCTGCGTCATCTCGACGCTGAAAATGTTCGCTCCTTCTTGGTCGATGTATTCAACGATAAGGGTACGAAAACTGACCAAGGAATAGACGGCGTGGTAGCAATGATTGAACATCTTGGAAAAAGCGGCGCAATGGCGGACCAGCAAGATCTATTTGGCCGAGTCCTCGGTTGCTTTGATCTATGGGAATCTCAAAAACGTGTTCCTAACAGCGCATCAAAACTAACTAAAGCCGACGCGATTCAATGGCACCATCACCAACGCGACAAAAAACGCAATGAACGCCAATGGAATCTCGGCGCCGCTGAATAATGAAAAGGCCGCACCCCATAGGATGCGGCCCCATTTATTTCAGGCTCGTCGTGGATGAGGCATCCCCCCCCCTTCAGGCTCGTCGCTTCCGTAGCGTGATGACCGTAGCTGACTTGCCATCGAGGATCGCCTCGATCGTGTGGGACCAGGCGTCGAGAGCCAAGCGCTTTTCCGCTTCATAACCATGCCGGTCATAGTGCTTGCGGCCGACATCCTGCGGCGCGTGGTTCATGATCGCATCGGCGACTTCGGTCGGCGTGCCTTGTGCCGATAGCCGCGTGCGCAGTGTGCGGCGCAAATCGTGTGGCGTCGGCGCATCCCGATGCCAAGTGCTTTTCCGATCAACCATTCGTTCCGTGAACCGACGCATTGCCACCGACATGGCGTGCGCCTCGATCGCGGCACCTTCCACGCCAGGGAACACGTACATGTCGCATGCCGAAAGCTCGAGCGCCTGGCCGATTGTGTCTCGCGCCAATGGTGACAATGGCAACCACAGCGCGCGCTTGTTCTTCGTCCGGTCACCGGCGAGCTCGAGCGCCGCCCGTTTCGGATTATCGAAATCGCGCAATTCATCTCGGCGCAGCCCGGCGATCTCGCCCGCCCGCAAGCCGAGCAGGAGCGCCGCACGCAACGCCAGGCCGACGCCTACCGACACCGGCGATTTGACGATGCCCGGCCAGAAAATGCGGATCTCATCATCCGACAGCACGCGCGTCCGCGGTTCGTCCTTGCCTGGCCGGCGCAGCCGCACCGCTGGCGTTACCGTGAGCAAGCCAACATCGATCGCGAAATTAAACATCTGGCCGATGAGCGCGCACACGCGATTTGCCGCACACATATGCGTGCGGGCAATGCGCTCAATCCGTTCCACACAATCCGCCCGCGTGATCGTGTCGTAGTTCCGGTCCGCCCACTGCGGCAACAGATGTTTGTTGATGTTGCGCTCGTATTCTTCGGCGGTACGCGGCCGACAGTGCCGGCGCACGTGCTCAAGCACATAGCGTTCGGCAAGATAGCCGAACGTTTTCGACTTCGACCGCGCTTCCGCTTTGCGGTTGCGCTGCGCTACGACCGGATCGACGCCGTTGGCAAGCTCGCGCCGCAAGGCGTCGGCTTGTAATCTGGCGTCGGCCAGGCCGATCGCCGGATAGCCACCAATTGACAGCCGCGATACTGTGCCCGCCGTGTTGCTGAACCGGAACGACCACGACCGCGCATCATTCGGTGTGACGCGCAAGGATAGCCCGCGGCAAGCCGCATCGTTCACTTCAAGGCGCCCCGTTGCCGGCGCGCGAAGGGTGCGGATGAATGCATCAGTGAGTGCTTTTTTCATCGTCCAATCTCATCAACATTTGAAAAATTAGCTCGCGTGACTTTTGGATGGTTTGCCGCTCGCGATCTGTCGCATTGCTTGCGAGCTCTTGAAGCAAACGAAGCGACATCTCGAGTTCCGCGCGCGTGAAGCGCGCCATGCTTCCAGTGGTTTTCATTGGTGACCTCCACGCGTTTTGTCTATTTCTTGCGCGCATTCGTAAGCGGATAAAAATTTCTGTACCCGAAGAATTTTGGCCTCTTCCGCCGGACTCAGCCTATCGTCTGCCCCCAAGCGAAGCAGATGAACGAGAACCTGATCGCGATATGGTGCGCGGTGAAGGCCCTTAACGGTTTTCGTATAAAGCCCCATTGTCATCACTCCCTACGGCAGATCCAACTTGCAAATGACGGGCGCTCTGTCGCCCATCAGAACAACATCATCCGCGATCTGATAGGCAAAGACCTGCATTCCGGTGTATGCGCCGAAGCTGTTTTTCCCATTGACGGTGCCGCAAACTCGATCCCATGGATGCCCCAAGGCCGAATGAGTCCGCCGTGAGAATTCCGAACCGAATTGCGCCGAGCTCGGATCCTTCAAGCTTTCGGTCACCCGTTTGCGGGCGAGCGCGAAGGCGTCCGAATCCGACATTGCCGGCCGCGCGGTTTGCGAAGTCGTGGCACTGCAGCCGGCCGCCAGGCCGGCGAGCAGAAACAAAGCAATTGCACGTTTCATGTTGACCCCCAGTTATTCGGATTGCCGGGGACAGATGGGGACAGGAATTTGCCCGACTGCCGGCAACCTGATACAATTCAATATAGGCCAATCAAGCCCCATGCCACAAGGGTTAGTCGTGCTTATTTCGCTTTATATCAGGTTGCTGTGGCTTGCCTGTAACAGCCTGGGGGACTGGGGGTCGCCGGTTCAAATCCGGCCGCTCCGACCAATAAAATCAAGCACTTCTGCAATTTTGAGCAAATCAGCAAAACTGCCGGGGACAGGCCAGGGACAGGATTATTACCCGCCAGGCTTCCCAAGACACTGTACCAGTGCGTCACGCAATTCCTTCTGTGCAGCATAGAGCGCCTGCTCGCGCTCGCGTCCATGTTCGTCCGCACGCGAAAGAATCATCCAAAAGAAAAACAGAAACGCCGCATTGAGCACAATCATCGCCAAAGCGAGCGGTTGTGATTTCATCGATTCAATGAAACCGACCGCCACCTTGCCCGCTTCGTCAACGGGGCCAGGATTCATTTGAGCCCCCGGTGTTCTAACTCTTTTTCGCGAGCCTCGAGTGCCTTCTGCCCTTCAACATAAGCCCGTTGGGCATTCGCATGCCCCTTCATCGGCCCTTCGGGCGAAGTCAGTCCCTCGCGCACGTAAATATCAAAGATGTGTTTGATCTTTGCGACATAAGCTTCGTCGAGCGCTTGCTTGTCGAGCTCGAGCATTTTGGCATCCCATTTCGACGGCGGCAAAATCAACACAAGCGATTGTGCTTGCGCTTTGTCCTCCCACCGCCCGGTGCACCATCCGATCAGCGCCAGCAATAGCAGCACGGCGATCACAATGATCGCCGTTGTAATGACGCGCTCGGCGAGCGATTGTTTGAGCGGATCGAAGTTCATGCCGGATAGATAACCTCCACTGAATCGTCCGTGCTTAAGCCTAACGCGGCCATCAGACCCGGCGAGATATCTGCAGCGCGGCTGGTATCGCTGTGCGGTCCCCAATCTGCCGGCCAGGCGCGGAATTCTTTTCCGCCAGCACGGACGACAGCTTGCAATGACGGATTCGCAAGTTGCGTTTTCGGAGTGACCGCATAGTCCCACCGGCACGCCACATAGAAAATGTCGGGATTGAGTCGGCGCGCCAGGCCGGTTGTGCCGTCCGGTTGCTCCGGCAAAAACAAGTGCGGCGCATCGCTATAGTTATACAGAAACGCCAATCCCTCGCTCGAGCTCACGCCAGTATCGTCCGGACCTCCGAACCATGAGCATTTCCCTTCAAAGCGAACCTGTCCCGGTTCCGGCGGTTTGGGCACCGGTGGCTCGATGGCCTCGCCGGATATTGCAGCGGCGAGTGCCTGACAAATAGCATCGAAATTCTGCCGATAGGAATCACAGTCCGGCTTGGCGTCGCAGAACAGAGTCTCCACGAGGATTGCCGGCTCCTCGGTGCCATTTAGGAAAGCCAGGTCGGTCCGCTTCTTAGGGCCGCGGTCCGGCAACCCCGCTGCGGTCGAAATCGCATCGGCAACATCGGCTGACAGATCCATCTGCGATACATAGAGGCATTCGGTGCCCATCTTTTTCGAAGTCGTTGGCTCATAGGCATTGAAATGCACGCTGACATCGAGATCGCGCGTCTTGGAATTATGAAAGGCCACGATGCGATCCAAATTTTCATTTTGCGTCGTGCTTACCGTGTCCTCGTAAGTCGTCACGTCGACGCCGGCCGCGCGCAGGAATTCAGCCGTGCGATCGACAACCCGGACTGCTTCGGCGTGCTCATCGAGTCCCCAAGGCTTAGGACCGATAGCGCCGGGAATTTTCTTTCCATGTCCACTCGAGATCACAACGCGCATGATGATTCCTCCTTCAATTAACCTGCGGTCCGAGCTCGCTACCAGCCGGGCCGGCATGCGTTACAAAACTGATGCCGTCGATCGAGTTGCCAGCCGCGCCACCGGCACCGCCAGAACCAAACACATCGCCGCCCGCACTACCTGCTGATCCTGCGCCGCCGTTAGCTCCGGGATTTCCGCCAGCCCCGCCAAAACTATGTCCTCCGTTAGCAGCGGAACCACCGGCACCAGCTGTGCCTTGAAGCAACGTCGGAGGGCCGATGGTTCCACTGGCAACGCCACCTGCACCACCAGCCCCGGCATTTGTGCCCGCACCGCCACTGCCGCCATCTCCCGCTTCCGCCAAAATGCCGGCGGTTGCCGTTCCGCCATCGCCACCACCGCCACCACCGCCGCCCCAAATTTGGCCAGACGTGCTTGTGAGCAGGATCGCACGACGGGTATAAAGAGCAGTCCCACCGGCACCGCCCGCGGTGCCGTTGCCGGCCGATGGCACATCCGAATTAGCATCACCGCCCACACCGCCCACACCGCCGCAACCTTGAATGCGGCCGTTAACGAATAGTTGTACGGTCACACCAGCAACAAAATTGCCTACCTCGAAAGCCGCCGCACTTGTGCTGGTCGAACCTATGATCACTCCGGCGTTCACAAAGGCGCGCACGACATCGCCGGAAACAGCAACCGCATAAAGCGAATCGTGAACAGTTTCCAAATTCACATTATTCGCGTTCACATCGAAAATAACAGTGTCAAGCAAGGGATCGACCACGGCACCGAATTGGGTGAAGAGCATTTCTTCCGCTTCAATATCGAAACGTTCCGCTTTCGGGTTCAACCTAACGATCTGAATCGGCACTGTGTCCGCAACGCCGGCCGATGTTTGAAATGGATATCCTTGAAGTTGGTAGCCACCACCGAGCGCGGGATTTGTTGGTTGATCGCGCGGCAATGAAAACTTGATATTGCGCGGCGGATCACGGAAACGTCCAAGCTGTTTGTTTGCTGTCGTTTCCGCCGATGTTCGTCCGCCGGTTGGAATCCAACGCGACCGAATTTTTTTAATCTGCGCGGATCCGTATTCTGTGACCGCGGTTGAATCTGATTGCTTCGTGCTGGATCGATAATTGTCATCCTCATCATCTTGAACAAGCGGATTGATCTTCGCAAAATAAACTTGCACCTCGGATAATCGTTTTTCCGGTTGCTCCGTGACCTCGAGAGTTCCTTGTAATGTGGAATCACCGTCAAAAGTTTGCGCCGTCGTCGGGATCTCACGCAACACTTGGAGCCGGATCATTTGTCCGACATCATCCCACCAAATTGCGAGCCCGGCTTGTTGCAAGATCTCTGAAACTAAGACATCGACTCCACGCGGATCGGCAACGTATCCGGTATAAAAGACATTGAGATAGGCATCATTCTCCGCTTGCCATTCTGATTGTGAAATGAGGCTGGCATCGATATCGGTATAATTTACCAATAAGTCATAAATGATATCGACGGGACGATCGACTTCCCAAAAGGCAATGTTCTGAACTCGACTTTCCGCATCATGTGCTTGTGCGGTTGTATTGAGTAAACCACGCACAACGGTCAATGTATTGCCGGCGCGAGTGAACGACATAATTTCTTTGCCGCCGACGTTGACATATCCGCTCGAGGGATATTCCGCATTGCCAATGCCCGTCGGCGCAAGTGTCAGCGTTGTGGTGACCGCGTTTATTGTGACAGAAACGAAACCACTGTTATAAACGGGTGCTTGCGCTTGCGCGGCTTTCGCCAAAAAGAGTGCGTCCTTTGCAATGATCTTATATTCGCGATTTGTGTTAGGCCCGTCGGTGCTGTCAATTGTATAATAGCGCGTTTCCATCTCTTCGAGTGTCTGTCCAAGAGTGCCGCGATAAAGCCGCAAATCTCGACCTTGCAATGTCTGGCCATAGCGCCCGCGAAACTTTCCCCAAAATGAACCGGCAGTAAAACTTTCCGATGCAAAACTATGCAAATGATCATTGAACGTGATGGTCACGATGCCACGTTGGCCAAGATCTTCGCCGAGACTGATTGTCTGCGGTTGAATTGCAATTTCTTTGATGCTGGGAATTGCTGAAATCGTGTTTGGCAAATAATCAGTATCTTTTGTAAAACGAAAGGTTTCGGTCCCTGGAGTGATATCGGGCGAAAATGCCCCGAATGTCGGAATATCAATCTCGACATAGGTAAGCGCGCGCGTCATGCGATCGCTCGCATTGATAATGTGGCCGCCATGCGCCGCGTGGCCGGATCGGTTTCAGGTCGCACATCATCGATCAGCCAAGCATAAGCAGTGTCCTCCGGATATTCGTTCGGATTCCAGGCCCAGAAGAATGGTTCCGTCACCGCGTTCTCGACAAATGGTTCGAACGTATCGCGATACCACGACGGCGTGAACCACGCGAACTCGGCTTGCGTTTCGCGCCACTCGCCGATCACCGTGCGACCGAGAAAATTTCCGGTTTCGCTCATCGCACCGAGCACATCCGAACGCCGCGCGTGATTTATGTCGCGATGCTGCACATCAACTTTGATGCTTCGTTCGAGCACCAAGATATTGCCGGCATAAATCACCGCCGCTTGTGCAGCTAAGCTACCGCCGTTGATCGAAAGAATCAGCGGCCCGGCCACAGGAGAAATGCGGAAGATAATCGGCAATTCATCTTCTACCATGAACCCTGGAATGATATTCGGCGGACTTGCCGTTGTCCCGAGCGCAATGCTGGCTTGCGACTCAAAGAAATTATGTCGGGCTATCGCGAGATAGTTCACCGTCCCGGTTGACATCGTAATGGTCAAAGTCTGATTTGTGACCGGACTGTCGGGCGAAGCTTTCCAATACAGATGCGTCGCCGGATTGAGCAAATTGCTCGCCGGAAAGCCGGTTGCCGCCGAGCTCGCCGTAATGCTTGCAATCCTAGTTTCGTAACCGATCAGCGGGACGCCCGCCGGACTATCGCCCGGACTATAACCGCTCTGTGTGTAAATCATCCCTTTGCCACCTGGAGAATGTATCCATCCGGTGCGGCTTTATTGAGCACCTTCACCATCTCGCGCACATGCTGGGCGAAGAATTCATTCGGACTTGGCAATCCAAGATTGATTGTTTGCACTCCGCCGCCGCGATCCTGACCTGGCCGGCGCACATCGACCATCTCGCCCGGCGTTGCGCGAAATGCCACCATTTCAGAATCGACACCTGTCAATCCACCACCAACCCGGAAGCTGCCACCCTGTGCAAAACCGATGCCGGCCATCTTTGCAACCAGCGCCAATCCTGCAGCGATAATCGCAGCAGCCGCAAACGGACCAAATGGCCCAAGTGTTGCATAGGCTTTCGTCGCGCCCTCATATGTGTTGATTGTTGCTTGTGCAATTGCCGCGGCTTTGGCAATTGCCGCATATTTCTTATTTTCCTGTGCCAGCGTATTGAACGCCGAAGTAAAATTGTCCGCGATTGCCTTCGCCCCACTCACATATAATGCTTCGGTATCCTGCGCGGTCTTGCGCATGATCAATCCGATTTCTTCATTAGTGGCTTTACCACCTGCGATCACGGCATTCGTAACAGCAATCTGCTTCTCGAGTCTTTCCCATGGATTGAGCGCGTCATTCGCAATCTTTGCGCCCTGGAATTCGAGCATTGCTGCATTCAATCGCTGCTGTGCGGGCGTTAATCCCTCGACCGTGCGAGATAATCCCTGCGCAGCCTTATCGGTCAAATTGAGTTGCGCTGCCTGCTCAGCGAAACCCGGCGCCAGCAAAGAAAATTCGCCACGCAATACCGCGGTGCGCAATGCAAAACCGGCGATCGTGTCGGAGAATTTTGACGTGCTGTTATGAAGATCGTCGATCGGCCCTCTCGCCTTTCCAATGATCGTAACAAACAACGCGGTCGCCGCATTTCTCGCCGCCTCACTTGCCGCACCCCATTGAGCAGTAATTTCCTTCAAGTTGTTGAGCGCTTCGGCCGACTTTTGAATGTCGGGAAAATTGGAAAAGATTGCGAACAGTTCCTTGCTCGCCAACACAAACAAACCGAATTCGGTGATCGCAACATTGACGGCCACAACAAGCGCTTTGAATTCGTTAATGATGGCATTCGCCACCGTGCGGATGAGATCGCCTTTTGTGGCAGATTCGACAAACACATCCGACAAGCGAACGAGTGCCGGAATAATCCCCTGAATCACAAGATTCGTGATTCCTTCTTGCGTCTTGCCCAGTATCTTCAAATTGTCATTGAAGCGTTCGACCTGAAAACGAGTGTTTTCGTTAATCGTCAATCCCATGCGCTCGGCGGTCGCTCGCATCTCCTCGAGCCCCTCCGCGCCCGCGTTGAGAAATGGAATCAGTTCTTTCCCGCTGCGCCCAAGCAATGCAATCGCTGCGGCTGTTTTGATTGCGCCATCACTGCTCTTGGCAAATTTGTCGGCAAGTTCGATGAGAACCTTATCGGCGGTCTTTAGTGTGCCATCAGTGTTTGTTACCGATATGCCAAGCGCCTCAAATGTCTTTTGTGCTTCGCCGGTACCCTGCGAAGTCTCAACCATATTTTTGGAAAGTTTGCCCAATGACGTGGAAAGCGTTTGCATCGACACATCGGCGAGCTCGGCGGATAGGATCAGCCCGGAAAATGCTTCAACACCGATGCCAGTTTTCTGCGCTTCTTTGCCGATGGCGTCGATACGCTGGAATCCCTCCTTAACAGCATGAACCGCGAGCTCGACCGACTTCTCGATGATCCGCTCGAGCCCGATGCCGGCGGCGATCGTTGCAACGTTCTTACCGAATGTTGCCAGCGAACTTTGCGCGCGCTTGAGCCCATCCTCGAACGTGCCGGTATCGGCGCCGAGTACGACGCGCAGCGAACCTATTGTCGCATCAGCCATCGCCAAACTTCTTATTGTGAACAACCGCCCATGATTGCATAATCATCGCCTGTTCCTGCCAGGATTGCGGACGTGGCTTATCGCGCGTCAACAGTGTTTTTAATTTTGGCAGCTTCTTTGCACGCTGTAGCGCCGCGATATGCCACGCCAGCCAAGCGCGTTGATTATAATCCCGACGTGCGGCGCGAAGCTTGCCATGCATGGCGATCGACAACGTGCGAAGCGTTTGATCCCAAAATGATTCAGGATCGAAACCGATCATGATCCAGTCGGATAGGAGCTCATCGAATGCCCGTTGCCGGGCTTCGTAGGGTTTTCAGGTATCGGCTCGGTCGCCGCAGCGCTCTGACCTTCCGGTTGCATCAGCTTGACCGCCTCACCGATCATTTCGTTGATACGTTCCAGACCAACGGTATCGATCAGATCCGCGACTTGTTCCTCGGTCAATTGGCGGTGATAACGAAGCAGACCGCAATGCACGACCGCAAGCACATCATCGATGCCCCATTCGCCATCGGTCGCGCGCTTGAAAATGCGCGGCCATGGCATTTTCATTCGCCGCTCGAGGGCCGCGAGCGCGTATGTTCCCAGAACGAATGTGTATCGCTTGTCGCCAACTTCAAACGGCACTTCGCCCTTAATTGGATTTGTCATGTTACGTAGTTCCGACTGTGATAGTACCGGTCACTTTTAACGTGACGGTCGCCGTCATAGCATCATCAAATGGCACGTCCGGCTCATACCCGGTGACTTCCGCATTGAACGACCATGTAACGCCATTCGGATAAGAGATCCGGCAAGCACGCCGCCGCGACACACCCACTCCCAGATTCAACAATTCGAATATGCGATCATCCGATGTGCTGCCAGGAATGAAATTCATTTCGAATGATGCTTCACCGCCATCTTGCAAACCCGAGATATATTCCCGAAAACGATTCGGGCTTTGCATATGCGTAACTTCCACTGTGTCGACCTCGACCGACGGCGGTGTGATGCTTTTGATTTCGGCGAGTTCGACATAAAGATCCGGCGACGAGTCGCTCACGATTTGGAATATCGAACCATAGCCAAGAAGTGCGGCTGAATCCGGCATGGGAAAGCCCTTTCGATAGAGCGGTTCCCAGCTTGATTCGAAAGTGCGCGCTCGAGCGTTGTGCCCGCGCTATCTCAATTTTCTTTCCCAGTTATGAAAGTTACTTCGCCGCCGCTAATCTGGCCGTTTTGCGCGCGATGCGAGCTCGCGCTTTTTCTATTTCTTCGGCCAATTCTTCCTTGATCAGGTTGAACGCTTCTCGCTTGTTGGCATCCCACGCCGGACGCATGAAGGGTTGTGGCCGATGGAATACCGTGCCAAATTCTTGCGTGATCGCTTGCACCAGCGCGGCCGGACCGACGAAGATTTCGACTTTCGATTCCCTACGATACAACGTTTTTTGGCGACGGGACAATCTTGTGCCAGGCGAGATTGATTGCTGCAAATGACCCGATAGACGCGGAGCAAAACGTTTTGCAGCGTTGGCAATCGGCTCCGCAGCCTTCAGCAATGCCCGTTTGAGTACATTGGTCGCGGTGGCCTTCGGCAATTCTTCAAGTCCCTCGGCCACGTCCGAAAGCCCCTCGATATGCACCGAAATTTTCATTCCCAATACCACACTTGGAAGTCGCGCTGAACCGCCATCATTTTGGTTATGCTGTCAAAAATGTCTCTGTCGTTAGTCTGAAATATTCCATGAACGGTAATTGATTCTTGCGGAGAAGCCGAACCGAACGGCACTTCACCGCGGAAGCCGGTCAACGCATCATGCACAGCATTGGCCAAATTGGTGGCTTCATCATTCCCCACGGCCACGCTATCGATCTGAATTAAATTCTGCACCAAACCCGACGGACCGTCCATTTCATAATCGAACAATCCGGTGACACGATGATAGACAACGCTAGCTAGGCGCACGCCCTCCGGCAATTGCACCGGATAGATCCGGCC